GGCCGACACCGAGTGGAAATGTACACGTCAATCCTTCTTCTGGTGACATGTTGATCAACAGTAATCTGGACGTGACTGGTGATCTTAACATTGATGGTAAAATTGATCTCGGTAACCAGGTCGCCATCGGTCTAGGTGGTGTCGCCGCATCGACCGGTCTTCATGTAGGTGGTGGTTTCATTTCGGGATCTAACGATGTGGCATGTAAACGATACTCCAAGACATTTGAATTAGGAACAACCAAAGCGAAAATGATTCGTCTCTTTTTCGGTGATGCGTCGTTTTATGCGAAGATTGTGGCGATGATACGAAAGGTAGATGGTAGTGCCGTACGTGACATGAGTACGATGATTTTGGAAGTGCAAGGTGGTACACATGATGGTAGTTACAGTTCGAGTTTGAATGAAGAAATTACCATCGGTGCGAAGAATTTGTTTGGTGGTGATACAGATTTTCCATGGAACCCAAACATCTCCATTGGAAAACGAGGTATCATCATGTCTCCAACAAATACAGAAAACACTCGTGTGTATTCATATGATATTCATGTTGAACTGTACACGTCACGTGGAGGACGCCTGATTTCGATTAAAAATAACGTCGCGGGCTGGCCCTCGAACAACACCAATTTGGATGTTAATAATGGTGAGACAGTCGCCGAATTTACCTATTAAGTTTACTACGAGGGAAAACCTCGCGGTAAAAAAAATAATTACGCCCTGATGGCGTCGGAAATAGCTAACGCGACAACTCCGATAATAAAAGCCATCACGATGTAGTTCAATTCACTTTCTTCGAGACCAGTCTTCTTAACTGGTTTTGGTGTGACAACCGACTCGGGTTGTGGCTTCGGAGGTTCCAGTTCCTCCAAAGGATAGTACGCTATCATTTATATATATTTAGAGATTAATTTCCTTCTTTGCCTTCTTCTGCCTGGTACGTTTCGTCTTCGCGGCAGTGACCTTCACCTCCTTGACTTCACCACCAGTCGATTCACCGGAAATGGAAATGATATCGGAAATGTCATCGTCATCGTCGATGCCGTCATTGGCAGGAATCGCCGTCGTGTTCATGGGTGGGGCTGGGGGCATCATGATCCCACCCATCAGGCTCGAGATGTCGATACCAGGTCCCTGCATCTGGTATTCACCTGTACCACCGACAGGAGCTTCTGTCGCAGGACCATCCGTCTTACGAGTCGTGTTCTGAACCGCCGACATCATATTTTTAATAAGGTCAGGATTCTGCTTCATCACATCATTCATGTTGGGCATGACCGACTTGAACATGCTATTGGTCAAGTGGAACATCATCGCCGAACCACCGAGCATCATGATGAGCTTCACCTCTGGGGCGACCGAAATCTTCGAGCGGTACTTGACGTAAAGCTCCTCGAAAACACCATCGTAATCGTCCACATTCTCCATTATAGACTCAGACCAACCCTCGAGCTGGATCTCAAAGGGGTTGTATCGCTTATTCAAAAACTCCAAGCCAGTCACACAGGCGACGAGCATACGTCGAGAGAACCGAATCGACTGCTCCACGTCGATACTATACGTGATACGCTTCACTTCTGTTCGAAGTTCCTCTACATTCGAATAGGCATTGAGTCGCTTGTTCACGGCGAACCCCTTCTTCTCGAGGCGACCGAGCTTATTAATAAGGTCCGCTTTTTCTTCATCGACGGAAGAATACCCCTTCGTGGGTTTCTCCTCTTCCATCCCCTGACCCTGACCATAGTCTTCACCATCATCAAAAAAATTGGTGTCTTCACCCTCACCGTAATCAATTTCTTCATCAGGGGCGGATACATTCTGACTCGTCTGCTTGTTTGGGTTCACGAAAGCATCCATCGCCTCCTGTTGTTCGGGCATATGTTGTTGGGGTGGTCTGAATGTTGGTCGCGGTACACGTTGAGGCGCAGGAGCAGAAATTTCAATTTCATCCATGATGGCCTGTTCATCGGCATCCAATTTCATGACACTAGCATGTCCTCGATCGAGTACGATCTCTTCGTCCATCTACTCTTTATACAGAAACTAAAAAAATTACCTTTAACGCAGTTTAAAAAAATCTTTGTTCATTATAAATGTTTACCCTCAATCGTGTCAACCGTAACGCCCTCACCATGATTGTCGTTCTTCTTCTGATCATATCGGCTTTGGCCGCTTTTAAAAATGGTACCGTGAGCAAGTACCAACCCAAACCAATCACGACTAAGACGGTCAGTGATCAATCCATTTTCGATCTCCCCGTCAACGTGGAATGTACCGCCGGATCCGGTAAAAAGGACAGCCCCTACTCGAAGGGTCTTACTCCAGGAGGTGTGTGTGGTGCTCAAAAGCTTGTGTCCGACCAAGCCGGGTACGACATCACGGGTGGGATCGGTGGATCTTTAATCTAAGCTAATGATATATGGCGCTCATCACAGCCCCTACACAGTTGATTCCTGATCTTCAACACGAGTATCACACCGTGACCATCGATACGATCGGTCAAGCGGTGGCGAATACGTTCACGTGTCATCTTCAACAACCCCTGAAAAATGTGGTACAGGCTAGGCTACTCGCTACTAATATCAACACTGATGCGACGACCAATCATTGTTATATTTCCATTGAAGAACTTGACAGCATTTTCACTGAACGTGCATCGAATGAACCAAATGGTCAAGCTGCTGCGAGTATCGTACGTAATTCGTTCGCGAGTTTAGTGGGAGAGGGAACCTCGACTATCAGTTTCAAGGATAATTATCCAGTCGTGACACAATACGTAAACCCAATCCGTAGTATTGATCGTTTTACTGTCAATATTCGTAACGAAAATGGTACACTCATCGCCCCTTCGAGTCCCGCGAAGAATAATTTTATCGTCATTCGTTTTGTGTGTAGAAAACCCAATTTGTAATTTTCTCCCGTTAAAGTAGTATTACCATGTCCGCCGGTATCGTTCAATTGATTGCGATAGGTGCCCAGGATGAATATATCGTGGGTAATCCTGAAATTTCGTTTTTCAGTTCAACGTTCAAAAGACATGCTAATTTTTCACAGTCCATCGAAAAGCAAACGATACATGGAGCGGTGAAAAACAATTCAATGTCCAGCGTTCAATTCGAACGTACTGGAGATCTCTTAGGCTACGTCTATTTTACACTCGATGATACGTCACAGGCTCTCGACACACAGCGTTGGGACACTATTATCGATAAAGTCGAACTGTATATAGGTGGTTCTCTCGTAGATAGTCAGGATTCTGTGTTTACAGAAAAGATTGCTATCGACACGTTTGCTCAAAATGTGTCAAAGAGTGCGAACGGTACACATCCAGGTGTGAGTGCACGTTCCTTTTTCTACCCCTTACGCTTCTTCTTCTGTGAAGGACCTCAATGTGCTCTTCCCCTCGTGGCGCTCAATTATCACAATGTGGAAATTCGTATTCACTGGGCGACCACCGCCTCTAACTATAACGTTGAATGTTTCGCCAATTATTATTATTTAGATAACGAAGAACGTGGAAACATCGCCTCGCGTAAACACGATCTTTTGATTACCCAAGTTCAGAGAAATATTGCATCTGGTGAATTAATTCAAGATTTAACCTTTAATCATCCCGTTAAGTATCTCGCTTCATCTGATACGACGACGGATGGTGCACTTACGTCACCTACGAATAAAGTCAAGTTAAATATTAATGGCCTTGATGTGAGTAATTACCGATGGGGAAAACCACATTATATTGATGTCATGAGCTATTATCACACGAATTTTGTCACATCACCCGATTTCTTTTTGTACCCCTTCTGTCTCTCTACGAGCTCTCTCCAACCTACGGGTACACTTAACTTTAGTCGCCTCTCTTCAGCCAAGATCATGAGTGAAGACTTGCCTATCAACGACCCCATTTATGCGGTCAACTATAACATCTTGCGTATCGAGAACGGTATGGCCGGTCTTCTCTACGCGAATTAAAATGCTAATCTATATTAAATGGTCAAGAACTTGCCGACGGTGGAACGTTCAACCAAGATTCGGTTCGGTAAAAACTGCACTGATGACCAGGCGGAAAATACCATTGTGTTCAACGCGAGTGATGAACAGCTTGAGATACCCTTCTCAGATTCCGTGTACATGTCACCCCTTCGTCTACGTACAGACCTCTCGGATCGAAAGATCACTGTCTTGGCGTATAACCAAGTCACGAAAGAGGTTATGGATTCCGGTGCGATCGCTGAGGATATTCTCAATTTCTCACTTGAAGCGGCTGTTATCAATGGAAATGTCACCGCAAACACTGTATCGTTCAATAACGCGATCACGTCTGTCACGACCCTCTCCAATGTTGGTGTAGCGAATGGATCACCGATCCATACACTCGACGTGGGTTCAACATTTAATGTAGACACTGAAGGTTCAAACCTTCTCACTGTTTTGGGAAACACATATGTTCAAGATAATTTGGTGGTGGATGGGAACATGACTGTGAATGGTGCCCTCACGACGGTTGCCACCGTAAACACTGTCGTGAAAGATCCCATCATCGAACTCGGAAAAGAAAATGTTTCTTCGGATCTTGGTCTTATCATGCATCGTCCATTTTCGAACGTAGCCGTCGGGTTTATAGAGGGTACCGATGAGCTCGTGATGACATACACGGAGAGTAGTTCATATGGATCAGTGATTACCCCTAAACCAGATGCATCGCTTGATGTTCGCGTGTACGGTCGAGTGCTCACAGAATCCAACGTAGGTATCTTGACTGCGACACCAACACATTCACTCGATGTTGGTTCGAATCTTTTCGTGGATGAATTTGGTTCTAATGTTTTGTATGTCACTGGGAACACACACACGACTGATATCCTTTCTGTGGGGGACAAAATTGGTATCAAGGAAACAGACCCCGATGCGGAACTTCACGTCGAAGGGAACGTGTACGTTTCGAGTAACTTGACTGTTGATGAAGACACTCTCCACGTCGATGCGACGACACATTCTGTTGGAATTGAAACAAAAGAACCGGACGCTAACCTTCATGTTGTAGGTAATGTGTATGTATCCTCAAACTTGACCGTTGATGAAGACACTCTCCATGTCGATTCGACTGCACACGCCGTAGGAATTGAAACAAAGTCACCAGATGCGAACCTTCATGTTGTAGGTAATGTGTATGTGTCGGATGATTTGACTGTAGATGAAGATACGTTTCATGTGGATTCGACTGTACACTCCGTTGGAATTGAAACGAAGGAACCCGATGCGAACCTTCACGTGGTCGGTAACGTCTATGTTTCTTCGAATCTCACAGTGGATGAGAATACGTTTCACGTGGACGCGACTGCACACGCTGTCGGAATTGAGACTAAGAACCCAGATGCTAACCTCCATGTGGTGGGTAACGTGTACACATCGGGTGACCTCACCGTTGATGAAAATACATTCCACGTGGATGCGGTGAACCATGCAGTCGGAATTGAGACCAAGTCTCCCGATGCTAACCTTCATGTGGTGGGTAATGTGTATGTGAGCTCGAACCTCACGGTGGATGAAAATACTCTACACGTGGACACGACGGGCAAGTCCATAGGACTTGGGACGAAGGAACCCGATGCCAATCTCCACGTTGTCGGTAATGTGTACGTCTCCGATGATCTCACTGTCGCGACAAATACACTCCACGTCGAAGCTTCGACCGAGCGTGTGGGTATCAAAACAAAAAGCCCCAATGCGGCACTCCATGTCGTGGTGA